AAGCATCAAGAGGCTGAAACAAAATGAATTATGAAGCTATCGTTGAAGGATACACTGATGAGTTAAAACTTATAGATGCAATTGATATGCTTAGTCGAGACCCTTTCGCCGCTGGGGAGATCCTAGACTACGTGGCTTCTCAGACCAATAACGAAAGAAACGTCGTAACACTTCCCCAGATGAATCCCACTGAACCAATTTTTTCTCAAGATATTCAATTGCTTTCAGCTGATTGGGAGCCCCAGTATACGTCTCAGGGAGATTTAATAAGCATTTCTTCAAATGACACCGATGAGGTACAAACGTTGGAATTGTCTTGTCAGGGGCCAGATACGTATCCAGTTCCATACGACGTTGATCTATCATCAGATCTCCACCTGAACACCACAACCGATTGATATAAGGGCTCCATTCACGAATTAAAGCTGTTTTAGGCGCAGAACTGTTAATTAAATCAAGAAGACGACATGTTTTTAAAGAACTAATACCAATACTGAAGGCAAAACTCAATAAAGCTGCTTTTCTATTTATATTTAAAGGTACAAAAACATATTGAGAAACTAAATCAGAAAATTCTTTTAAATCTTCTATCAATTGCTGCTCAACTTCCTCTTCAGTAGCTATGTCATTAGACTTTAACCACCTCTTTCCAAGTTTTTTACTACCGTAACCTATTCGCCAAATATTTTCGCCATATTCTTTATACGCTGCATACCGACCCATACCAATATGGGTACGGGCAGGATAATAACTTTTTATAAGTTCTATACCTTTCCAAGTAAGAAAAGGATGTTCTTTCCAATTTTGCTTTATACGTTCCTTCTTATGGGACGTCAACGCTGCCGTTATAACTTACTTCAGAATAACCATCTAAACCAAGTAGAACAACATAATCTTTAGCTGCATTAGTTACTGCAACTCCAACAGCGCCTTTACCTTTACCGTCTTTAGCTATATTTGTAGCAACTTTATAACCAGTAGCAGCACTGCTACCTGAATATGAATCTTCTTGGAATATTTCCATTGTGTTTACACCACTGGTCTTGTCAAGTTTGACAATGATGTTTCCAGTTCCACCTGGATTAACACGGAAAGCTCTAACAGCCTCCCCTGTATTACCTGATGACGTAGCACCAAGGTAAGTAACTTCAGAACCTGTATTGACACTAAATGTGTCTAAAGTGCCTTCAATAGTGCGAGTAGCCATAGTATTTAAGAAACCTGTCCCACAGTGGAGATGTTGAATTTAATGTCGGCGTCGATGCCGTGATCTTTTAGAACGCCATAAAACATTTGACGATCTAGTGCTCTTTGATGAAGCATTTCGATAAAAGCCTCCTCTAAGTCATCACGATCTAACTGTTGAATCGCTAATGCAGTGGCGTGAATTTGAAATTCGACGTCCATTGGAAGCTCGATTGCATCCATAAATAGCTAATACCTTATGATTATATTACCAGCGATGAACTGATAGGCAATAAGAACTCAGCGTCTATACGCTTTACTCATCATCTTAGACTCATGTAAATGAGCCTCATGGCGTAGGAAAAAGGTACTAAATATGTAAGTACCGCCAAAGAAAACTATAAAAGATAATGGAATTAATGGCATACTTACCTCTACTTACTTATATCCCTATTCTAAAATTCCTTAAACTTTGAGAATTCCATTAGCAAATTTGCCTTTAATATCATTGCGAACAGCACCATTCAATGCAGAATCTCCAGCAGCAGGTAAATCTTGAGCAATACGCTCACCTATCCATCTTTCAGGATTTTTTGCTACGTACTCATCTAAAAAATTTTTTGAATCAACTTGTGACCCATCCGATGTAGAAGTCATTTGCAATGTAAGGTTGTGCCTTGTCTGCTGATAATAGTTTAATAGAGCTTGGTTTTTGCTCCATCCAATTCTTTATTTTAACAAATCTTTCCTTGCAGTAAGAATCAACTTCTGGTGTATACCATTCTTCTAAATAAGTCGAGCCTTTCTCTCTATTACAACTAGAACAGCAACAGCACATATTAGATTTAATATTATGACCACCTTTAAATTTTGGAATTATATGGTCAATCGTTGCGGTTAAATTATCTAATTGTTTATCGCAATAAGCGCATTTCCATTCCCAAGCTTCAAAAATATGGTCTCTAAATTGACGTCGAGCATTCTTTGGAGATAAAGCAATAAGATGGGCTAAAAGATCCTGCTCGCAATGATACACATTTACCTTGCATCCTTGTCAAAACTGTAATCTGCATAAACTTGTATATTTACTAATTTATATACTCAATTAACTCTTCTTCAGCAGGATCGTAGTCAGCATCTTCTAAAAGCTTAAGCAAATAATAATGAACTTTATTTGTAACCCATTTCAAATCTTCATCACTAATGTCACAGATAATGGCATCAAGGGATAATTCACGAGATGGCGCTCGTACATGTTCTGCTAGTAGTTCTAAGGCTTTATATCGATTTCTGTTTAATTCACCTAACATTGCTTTAGGAGGTTACATCCTCAGGAATAGTGGTGTCAGTTTCAGTTCCCTCTGCTTCCTTTTTTTGAATTGCTGCAAATTCAAGAGCACCAAGAACTTTTAAATACTGTTCCTTAAGTCTACCCATCTGAGTCTCAGTTTGCCTGATATTCTCTTCTAATTGTTGTTTTTGATCTTGTAACTGATCTTCAAGTGACTTAACGGCTTCAGCCATAACAAATGTGTTTTAGATAACTCCACTTAGGAGAATAACTCTACTTAATCTTTAACCGTACATTCTCGAAAATTTAACCAACACCAGCCATCAATACCTCCTCCTACAGAAAGACGTTTATTAAATAATTCAGCATTATAAAGAACATTCCTACCAGCATCCGCACCTCTATCTTTGTATCGACCTACTATTAAATCTAATTCTCCAAATGGATCTTGAACCAGCCAATTCTCATCATCATATCCAGTAATAACAACACTATGAGCCATACCACCCACTTGACGAATACTACGTCCTGCAATAACACCTACAACTGGTAATCCTTGTTTTAAATTATCTTTTATATCTTCAGTAGCAGTTACATGGTTAAATGTTGCACAGAAGCCAAATTCCTTCATTGCTTTAATATGACTACCACGAAAATTTAATCTTCCGTACTTATTAACAACCTTCATATAGTCATTAATACAGTTAATAGTAGGTGCATCGAGATACTTTAAGCACATTGCAATAGCACAACACTGACTAATACCCCATCCAGCGCTTTCTTCTTCTGGTCGATGCAAATAAGGAAAATCTCGTAAATATACAAGATTACCATCACGGGCATAGGGTTCAATACGTACTTCAGTTCGTAAACCATCCCAGTGTTTATCCAAAACCCACCATTCGCCTAAACCAAAACCAACCTCTAAATATGTATAGCCCTTAGTTCTTTCTATAACACGGCATCGTCGAATTAAACGTTTTGGAGAAATCTTTGCTATTTCATCCGAAGACAACTCATTGTCAGGTAAAGGACGTTTTTTTAAAGAGGTGTGGCATTTTGATGTAATAAATACCCAACCCCATTTAAATTCAGGTGGCTTATGACAAAACAGTTCTAACTCTGCTGAGCGTCGCCTAGAAAGGCCATGAAAAACCTTACTACCTTCTTTGTTCCATTTATGTAATTCCTCTTCAGCGACCTTTGAGGGGTCTTCTAGGGCATTTATACGTTCAAGTAACTTTGAATTGGAAAGAACATCTACTCCCATGTTTGAAGCAAATGAAAACAAAGCATCAAATTGATTTTGATTTATAGGAGCTGTAATTAAATTGGAAACTTCTTTCTCTAAACTACTTACTACCTCAGATGATAAATATGCACCCTCGAAAAGACGGATAAACTCTAAACCCGCCTCAGAAAGATGAGTTATAGGCACTAGCAGCCTTCTATAGCTTTAGCTATATCTCCTCCGAGATTAGCCCCTGTTTTTTGACCAAACATTGTTGCCCATCCACCAGCTACCCAACCAATGATAGGTATATTTGAAAGCGCAGGAGCTGCTTGAGCTCCGACAGAGGCGCCTATAACACCTCCTGTAGAACCGCCAGCTCCTTCTGCCTTAATACACGCTATTTCCTTAGCAGTGAGTTTAGAAGCATCATCACCACCATCTAGATGGACTTTCCCGTTCATCGTATATTCTTCATACAAATCGACAGTTGTAGCACCCTTACTAAATAAGCCACTAGAAGGTTTAACAACATTCTCTGTTTTCACCATCACCTTTGGATCATTAGCGTTATATCGAATCTTATAGCCATCCTTAGTAGCCTCCATCTCATATGACGTGTAACTACCGACAGGGAAATCAACAACAGGTAAACTTCCCTGGTTTATTAAGGCACCCATTAAGCCAATATTTGAGACTCCGAGAAAGGTACCTAAACCGAGAGCTGTCCAGTTCATGTTGCTCCGCCTATACATCTAGAAACTAGGAATTGAGAGAGGTCTTGTTATCCACTGTAGTGATTTTAATAGGCGCTTGCTCGATACGCAATGTTTGAGTAGGACCTACCTGAGACATCTTTTCAATTAACCGTTCAAAATCAGCCTTACTAATATCACCTAATCCACCCTTTTTCTTATCATCCATCTTCATGGTTCCATCACCTTTTTTAGATGCTGTCTGAAGTCCAAAACTTGCGAGAGCGCCTGTAAATACTGACGCAACGAAAGTTATATCTTTAGGAGATTGCTGCCCCATTCCTGGGATTTCGATGTAATTTAACGAAATGATAAATCCACTCCAAACGACAACGCCAAGCCGCACAAAAGT